CTGGCCAGTTTAAAGAAGAATACAAAAAAAACACGCCATTCTAGTGCTTGTTAATAATAGGGGGGCTACGGCCCCCTTATTCAATAGTTTTTATTTAGGCGATACTTATGTCCAATAATTTATTTTACAGCCATAATCGTGAGATTAGAGGGGGTTTTTTAGAGGCAATGTTTGAAATTTGTAGTAAAATTGATAGAACCTGTGGTTTTTGCGGTAAATCGTATTTTAATCCACAAAAGCAAGAAAACGATGACCAACTTAAAAAATTTTGTGGTGTTGCGGGTAGTTACGACACTCAAGTTTCTTCACTTCCAGAGTGTTGGTTGAAGATGACAAAGAGTCAAAGGTCTACATATACAAAGAAAAAGAAAGAAGAACTTTTTTCTATAGAAATAAGGAGAAATAAATAATGGACATACTAGATGATTTTTCCAGTAAGCCAACATTAACATATCATTGTATAAAAGAAGATTGTAATAATTCTCATGTGTCTGACGGATACATATTTATGGTATGCAAATTACATGGTAAGGACAGGCCAGTTATGAGATACGATGGAAAGAAAGAAAGCGATTTGCAAGATGAATTAGATAATCAAGAAAGATTGTCAGAAGAACATTCAAAAGAAATTATGGGTATCATTGCTGATTGTTTTACGAAAAGAGTTACAGGAGATGCTTATTATAAAAAACTAGCTGACTTCTGGGAAAGGATTGGGTTTCCAGACTTTGCAGAGGAAACTTTGTTACATGTTAAGGATTAGTTCTTCTAACGTTTTCTTGTCTCTTCTTTATTCTATTTATAATTCTTTCTGTAATCGCATCTGCATCGTAGTCATCATATAGTATAGGGTTTTCTGATCCATAAGTTCTGTTGTAGTCTTGTATCAATCTAACGGCTTTGTCGCTATTGCCTTCTATAATAGCATCTCTTATGTCTCCTAATCTTAATTGTTTAATTCTTAAAACATAAGCGTTTCTCTGACCAACGGGTTCAAATTTCTCAGCAAACCTTCTAGGAACTGTACCAAGTATAGGAGCCACATACTTTGGAAGTCTTTTAACGGTTCCTAATCCGTATGTTTTTGTATCTTCTATTGTTCTAGTCATAGCACTCCATATCTTATCAAAGTCCTGAACGATCGCAGGTTTGAAAGCAAACTCAATAGCTCTTATTTTATTTTCATTAGCAACAATATCTCCTATGACACCAAATGCACCAACAGATGCAAACCTATCTACATAATCGTCTATGGTAAATTCAGACATTTCTACAAATTGATCTGATCCTACATCTGATAGCTTGGTTCCTTTCAATAGATAAGGAAACATATATCTATTATTATCATAAACCTCATTACCTGCTATAAGCTCTGCAAATGCATCTCTCGCATAGCCAACAAACTCACCACCTGCCATTCCCGCCACACCAAGTCTTAGCATAGGAAACAAATTACCACGAGACACCTCTGCCTGTAACTGCTCTTTCATCCAGTTAAACTGTTTATAACCAAACTTTTTAAACAAAAAGAAAGGTCTCCATCTGGGATCAAGAGAAACTAAAGGTTCTGTAAGCACGTTTCTTTGTAACTGACTATCTCTTGAAAACTTATACATAGCTTCATACAGTTGTCTTTGTGTAGGCGTTTTTGTATGATCAGCAAAGCCTAATTCATTTAGAGTTTTAATCGCCCACTGCCTTCTGTTTATCCTAGCACCACCTAATAACTGAGGTAACTTAATACCTGTATCTAGTAAAGCACTTCTTCCATTAGCTGTTTTCCTAAGTGCCAGTATCCATTCCCTAGCGGCCGCCGCAGAAAGTATTTGGTTGTATTCATTTATTCTTTGAAATTGTGAAACCCTTGTTGTTATATCTGCAAACCTACCCATGAACCTATCTGATGGTTCCAAGTTAGAAATCATTTGAAAGACAGACAAATTAGAAACACCAGACTTTCTAATAGCATCTCTGTATCTTAATCCAGTTTTAGAATCCACTACAGGGTTTACAGATAAATTATACATTGACCTTACCAAAGGCCTATACCCTGTTCGTATTGCAGTAGATATAAAAGTCTGTGTTATGTTTGGTATTGTAGCAAAACCTAAACCAATCTTTGTACCTATTTGGAAATCAACAATATCTCCCCAAAACTTTCTTGCAGTTGGTGTCTTCCAATTATAAGATGGATCAATTTCAATTTTATTTGTGGAAGCAGAAAATAACTGCTTTAACAATCTGCTTGATTCGCTAAACTGTTTTGAAAGCTTTAAATCGCCTGCTTTTAAAGCATCCTTAGAAGACTTATGAAGTGCATTGATTCTGCTAGTAATGACCTCTCCCTTCTTGCCAAAGGTTTCTACAAAAGATATTCTGTTTGCCACTTGTTTTGAGTACCTTGAAAGAACTAACCTGACATCTCTTTCCATAAATTCTTTTGGTATATCAACCCCTTTTCTAGCAACTTCTAAATTCTTTGCTGTGTTAGCAAACTGAACCGTAACTGCACGGTTAAGGTCGTAAAAAGCTTGAGCCATCTTTCTATTGACCTCAGCTTGCTGTGCCCTTGTTCTAGGTGTTACATTAGGATCAACCCCACCCATTTTTTGCAGTGCATTAACAGTAGCAGGATCAAACTGTTTTGTGTCTATGTAAGACTTTAGCAAGTCTTGAAAGTTTTTATTATTTGCTAACTTACTATCAAATGCTAACTCTGCATTGTTCTTTGCTATATTTGCTATGTCTTTATTAAATATTCCTAAAAACTCAGGCTTTATCATTCTAGGAAAATAAAATTGTTCTCTAGGGCCTAGATCAATACCCGCCTTATTAGCCAACTCCCATATACTATCAAATGTTTTTCTAATCTCTTGTACCTTTTGGAAGTCTGGTAGGTTTTTATTTTTTGCAATAGCGTATCTAGGGTCTTCAAGCTTGTCAGCTAAAGATTGATTGTATTCTAATAACTTTTTTCTTTTAAATAAACCGCCTTTAAACACACCTGCACTTCTAAACTGCTGTATAAAGTCACCAGTTAATGTTAGTTCTCTAATATTAAAGCGATCAAAGTCCCTAAACGATAATGTTTCTAATTGTGTTGTTCCTCTATTTTTTGTTTGCCTGTAAAACTTAGGAAGGGTGGGAAACAGATCATCAAAAAATCTTTTCTTTGGTAGTAAACTACCCTCCCAACCTGCTTCCGTTAACTGCTTACCTAAATCAAGAACTCTCTTCTCATGCCTAAGTTCATTTAACAGCTTAAACCTTTCTACACCACTTAAAGAATTTAAAGAGTATTTATTTTTTACGCCCTCTGCTGGTGGCTGTAACCTTGATGCATCTATATGCTCATTAAATTTTTTAGTATCTAATTTTAATTCTTTTGTAAGGTTTTTTATTTGATTATTTCTGTATGTAGCAAGACCTTTTTCTGTTCTAGCTTTGCTTTCTCTTCTAAATAATAATTGGTCAAATTGGTCGTAATTAATTTTATCTATTTTCTGAGTCTGTTTGTTTCGCAACTGAACTGTTTTTTGTTTATCATTAAAACGTAAACGATCAAACTTTGTTCCGTATCTATCTGTAAAGACTTCATTGGTTTCTATCATATTACGAACACTTTTCTTTTGAACGTCTTTACTGGTCTCCTCCATTACGTATCTTGCTGTAGTTTCAGCATCCATTGCGTTTTCGTACTGCTTAGACTTTACAGCATCTATACCTTTTTTAGCATACCTTAACGCCGCTTTCTGTGCCGTTAAGCCACCTATAACACCCGCCGCATGTATATACCCCTCTACATTTATATCTTCTCCACTAAGAATAGGAGCAAGAGTACCAAACTCAGCAGTCTCTACAGCTTTTACAGCAAGGGTTTGAGTTGTAGGATTTAAACCTTTTAGGGCAGACCTTACAATCGGCCCAGTACCTGCTGTTACGGCACCTAACGCACTACCTTTAATACTTTCTTTTAAAGCCATAACTTCATCAAAATCACCGCTTTCAATCTTTGTCATTTGCCCTGTGGCTAGACCTTGATAAAATCCTAATCCTGTTGCCCCAGCCGCACCTTCAATTAATGCCTTATGAACTACTCTAGGAGCGGCTTGTTCTACGGCTTTCTTAGCTACTGTAGGTGCAACTCCATTGCTAGTCATAATTTGAATAGCTTTATTTGGGGCGTTACCTAATATTTGTTTTACTGCAAGATCATCTAATTTTTTTGTTACAATAGTATTGGTAGCTGTTTTTGACAATCCTTTTTTCAGAGCTTCTTTTGCACCAGATTTTAATGCTTGTTTAGCGGCGAACCCTCCAATACCACCACCAGCCGCCATTGTTGCAAAGTCTAGTGGTTGTATAAAAGATATTACGGTAGCACCTATATCCTCTAATGTACTAGGATTATAATTACCAAGATTAAACCTTTGCTCTCCAGATACAATCTGTTCTGAAAGGCCTGTTATACTTCTATTGTACCCATCCTTAACCCAGTCTGGTAGCCACCCTCCGGGTATAAACCCGTATAAAGTTTCATCTTCAGATGACTTTCTTATTTTGTTTGATTCCTGTAAAAAGTTTTCTGTGTATGCATCTGGATCAAATGTGTCAGTAACAGGATTAGAATCAGATTCTAAAAAATCCGACCTTTCATGTAAACTGTTTAAAGTTGTATTGTTTATTTTATCTGGATTATTGTAAGCCAGATTTAAAGCATCTGCAAAAGACCTGTATGAATCTGGGTTTGTTGGCATGTTTTATATTGCTTGTTGTACTGGCTTTGCTGTAGAAAAACCTTTGAATAATTGTTTTAATTGATCTTGAGGTGTATCGCTCTCCAAACTCAACACAGAAAAAAATTCATTGCTAAATTCTTCACTACTAAACTCCCCTGTGTTTGGGTTAATAAAATCTCCATATTGTTTTTTTATTTTATTAGAAACAGCCTCAATCCCTTCATCTAATTGTTTTTTTCTAAAGTTTCTACTTCTTTCGTCTTTTAATTGGCTGAGGGTTGACATCTCATTAATTAAATTTTTTAGCTTTCCAATATCTTTTTTTAATCTGCGAGCTGTTTGAGGATTTTTTAACATGTTATTTTTAATTTCAGATATGTCTTTCACGTCAAAATTAGCTGTTGGCTGTGCACTAATAGTTTCACCAAGTTGCAAATCAGCAGGTTGAGTAGTGTCTTGTTCCATTGTCTGAGGTTGAGCCTGTGCACTAGGTATATTTAGTATGTCTTGTATAGGAGTCCTACTCTCTACTTGAGCACTGTCGGGTTGTGATTCCAGTGGTGCAATTAATTTTTCAACAGCCTCATTGACATCCATACCAGCAAGAGACTCATCAGATGAAGGCGTAAATTCATCTATGTTAAAAGTGTTTTCACCCATGTTTATATTGGGTTGGGATAAACCTAATTGAGAACGTGCCTCTGACTTTGTTCTAAAATTATACTCCGCCTCTGTTTCCAATTTATATTTAGGCTTACTCATTATTTGAGATATTTTATTTTTTTGATTTTCTATCCTAGACCCTATACTTGGCCCACCAATACCAGATGAAATCGCACCCACCCCCTTTGCCTGCTCTTCTCGCAACTCGCTTATAACTTTTTCTGCATCTTTCACCGCATTATAATCCGCTCTAGCTTCAGGGTCATTTAAAGTTTTCCACTCTTCTAAAGGTATCATCCCTTGATTTTGCCTATTGACTTTTTGAGTATTTAACTGCTCCAATCGAAACAACTGACCATCTAAATCGCTATTGTCTCCGGGTTTTATTTTGAAATCTTCTCTAAATTTTTTCAACTCTGATTTATATTCAAAGTGATTAGTGTCTGACCTACCTGCCTTTGCCCTAAGCTCAGCAAATCTATCTGCTCTTCCAACGGTGCTTTCCTGAATAGACTGAATACGTGCAACATTGTCCACATCACCAAGATTTTTAAATATTTGTAGTGCAGGTTCATACTGACCTTGAGACATAAAAGAGTTTGCGATCCTTCTCTTTTCGTTTTTTTCATCCCTAGCTATCTTATCATCCAATCTTTGTTGTTGAGTATCGTAACGTGTTTGTTCTTCTACTCTCTGCTGTCTAGCTATTTCTTTTGAATCCTCGTACCTTTTATCTGCCAGTTGCTGTCTTTCAAGGGCTAATTGGTTTCTCTGATAATCGTTAAAATAATCTGGCAGTCTATCTAAAAAGTCTGCAAGGGGATTGTCGTATTGACCGGGAGCCATACGCTGTCTTCTACTGTATATACTTCTAGTGTGTCCGGGCATTTATCAACTCGTTAAGATTGTGGTTGATACATACCAGCACCACCATATATTGTAGTCCAAACCATTGTGGATCCATCTGGCAATGTTATTGTATTTGAACCTTGATACTCAGTTGGACTAAAACCGTATCGCTGTTCAAAAGTCTGGTCTTCGGGAGCTGTATATGTGTCAAACTCTGCTCCTCCCTCTTCTTCTATTGCAAGCTGTTGTAAAGTTTGAGATTCAAAAGCTTTTAATTCATCTTCCCTTTGTTGATCTAGGGATTTTTGACTTTTCTCCACAGCTTCCCCAATCGCTGATGTTTGTGCTCCAAAACCAGAGCCAGAACTAGCCAATCCTTGACCACCAGTCATACCCATTAAGCTACCGCTAATCGCTTCAGTTGCTTTAGATAACTGAGTAGGGTCAAACTCTTCAAATAAAGCTAATTGATCTGGAGTAGCAGTAACCCCAGCATCTTGTAAAATCTGTTGTATATTAACACTACCACCATTCTGATATTCAATAAGACCGCCATCTTCCATTCCACTATAAAAACCACCACTTGCCAATGATGGGCCTGCAAAAACAGGAGACTGTCCTTGAGATAGTGATCCAAAGTAACCTGAAAGCAAATCAGAGTCTCCTAGTGAAGATGGGATATCAGGAGAAAGCCCTCGACTTAAACCCGACTCAACACCGCTAAGAGCACCTTCTGTGGTAAACTGCATATCTGGTAAAGCCCCTATACCAGCACCAGTTGAAGGATCAAAAACACGTCTTGATTGAGAAATAACATCTCCTGTACGAGAGCCAGTTGAAGGGTCAAAAACAGGGCTTCGCATATCTATACCGGGAGTTTTAAGCTCTGCCATGTTCAACAAACCTGTATCCGCAATAGGAACAGATTTAGCTAATTGAGCCGCTCTTAATTTTCCTCCTGCATCCCTAGCTTTTCCAAATATGCCACCGCCGGGAGTAAGACCTGCTGTAGCGGCCGCCTTTAAACCAGCTACACCAGCCCTTCCCAAAATCCCTTCATTAAAATCTTCACTAGCTTCATCCACATCTCTAAAAGACTGTTGATCATATACAGTTCCACTTGAATCATAATCAACAGCCTTGCCAGCCCCAATTCTTTCTCCAACACCTCTACCTAAAGCGGTTCCAAGACCAGCGGCTAATGCCAATCCAAGTCCACCAGTGCTTAAACCAAGAGCCCCTAATGCGGCCGAACCAAGTAAACCTCCACCTAATCCACCAATACTACCAAATAGCCCACCACGTTTTTGTCTTTTGGCTTCTGCTCTTTGTTGTTCCTCTAACTTTCTTATATCTGCACGTCTTTGCCTAGAACGAGCAAGTATAGCCGCACCCCTACTGGTTTGTCCACCAGTTTGGTACATTTGCATAAGATTGCTTGAATTACCCATATAAAAGCCACTAAGATTAGGCCCGGACTTTGTAGGCATAAAGCCTTTTGATTGTTGAGGATGTTTAATCATGGTATAATTCCTTTGAATTTAATATAACTTTTATCATATTTCCACCTCTACTCGCCAAACCGATGTAATATAATAATCTATAGTACTAGCCGGGTCTCCATCAAATTGTATTTTAATACCTACTTTCATGCCAGTTTCTACCTTTGGTTGATTGTTAAAGTCAGATTCATTTATTGTTAAAAAAGTATCGTTAGATATGTTATCAGTTGTGTACTGAAAAGTAGCTACGGTGTCCACATTAGCATCTCCATCATCTTGCCTTACAATAGTGAAAGTAAGATTTGCACTAGTAGGGTCAGATGTAAGCGTTTCTGGCCTAAAAAGTATTCTATGGCAAGTCATATCAAAAGGAACAAGCAACGAGTTTCTTGCATCGTCCATACCTGTGCTATCAGTAGGCCCAACCCAAGGAAGAAACCTCTCAGCCGTTGAAAGGTTTTCTGAAAAATTATGAGAAAACATACGATAGTCTATAAATTTATTTTTAAACTCTAATATTCCAGTGGTTGTTTTATTACCAACATCTAAATCATTATCAATGAATTGATTTCCGTTATGGTTCATGTCTGAACGCCAAAGCAAACCCTTTTCTTTTCTATACCTAGATAAAGAACCGTTTTTATTAAAAAACAAAACCTCTTCACCTTCTCTCATAGATTGTACAGAAGGTTGAAAGTTTACTACACGTATTTTGTCTTGTTTCTTACTACTTAAATAACGACTTACTCTATCCACTAGACACCTTTTCTATATATAGCTCTATATTCAATCGATATGTCGTTTATGTAAACTTTAGCGGATGTAGATGAACTGTCTAGCTTGAAAGAAATCTTATTGCAAACTACAGGAGCAGAGGGTGTAAGCTCTACCTTAGCCCAGTTGGAGGCACTTGAACCCACTGTCCCGCTTAGTGAATGACTTGTTCCATCTTCTTCTAACAAGCTAAACTTTCCCGTTAACGCAACATCTGACTTATAGGTTATGTGAACTGAATATACTTTTTTTACCTGAGCAGGGTCTCCAAAATCTATTGCTTTAGTTAGGAACTGAACTAAAGTTTTTGCCGCTACAGCTCTGTTTAATTGATACAAATCTATAGAGCCACCCGTATCGTGACCTATTAATGTTTGATTACTTTCTGTATCAACAGAGTTAGTTAATCCATCATTGCTATCTAAAACAAAGTCTTTTATAAAAGTAAAGTTTCCTTTTTTCAAGTCACACATAAAGGCATCGCCATTATTATCTAAGCTTTTTATTATAAAGGCCATAGATTCCTGCTCATCATATATGATACCACTAAAAAGATCAATGTGAGAACTCCAATCGGCATCACTAATTTTATTTTCTTTTAAATTTCTAATAGATGATCCATCGTATAAATACAAACCTTGCTTATTAGCCCACAATATACCATACTGCGTTCTTTTTACCGCTTCTGGATGCAGTGCTCCTTGATACTTCTTACTGTCTTCCAAGAACCAATTACGGTCATCTCCTGATATGTTAATAATGTCTAGGCTTTTGTTTTTATAAGCAAGCAATCTGTCTGCATAAGCTTCTATAGCAACATAAACATCAGCATCTCCCTTAGCCGCCTCGATAAAATTATCAGAAGGAAACGTGTCATATCTATTCGGCATAGAATACATAATTCTATCTGGGTAAGAACGTAATGTTGCATTTGATTTTGTTTCACCAGTTTCTTCGTCTTTCATCGTAACGTTACAAACAAACACTCTATTATTAGCAACCACTGCATCCTTCCAATGCTCTCCTGAATCACCTAAAGCGTTACTAAATATACTAGAGCTAAACCCATTTATTACTTCATACGTAATAAAACCAAGCTCTTTAATGCTGAAATTCGCAGATGCTGTTGCAGTAGGACAATTATATGTCGAACTCCCAGCATCGTGCCAAGAGGTATAGTCATCAGAAAGTTTAATTCGAGCACCTCTTGTTAAGTCTATGTCTAACAACATAACAAATTCAGAGTCATCACCTTTCTTTTTAATATATATTCTACCTCCTGATATTCTGGGGTCATAAGGGCCTTTAGCACCAATGTTTACCGACAATGATTTTAAATTGTTAGCTTCAGCAACAGTATGTGTACTGCCGTATTTAAAAGGTAAAGATTCTTGATTGCCATCGTATATAAAAGTAGATGCTAACTCATACTCAGCCGCCTCTATAAAACCTTCTACATCTGTTTCTGTTGCTATCGCTATTTCAAAACCTGTACCAGCAGTATGGGGATATAGTGATACCGCACCAGCAGTTCCTGAAGAACTAGCAAGATCATCCTCTGTTGGTCTTGCTAAGTCGTTATCCTTTGCAAAGTAATTCATGTAAACATTGTCATCAGTAGAAGAACCAACACCTTCAAAATGCCTTCTTTGTATCCAGCCATACCATTTAATTTTACAGTCGTTTTTGTCTGCCGTATCACAACACCTGATAGATTCTTCTACTTTATAATACTTAACTTTAGATGCAATGCTAGTAGCACTGTCCCTAAGTACAATTCCATTTGCATCATGCGTATAATTATTTGCATTAGTAGAAAAAATATCAATGTTATGAGCCGCTGGGTCTGCCAATAAAATAACTTGATCTCCTAAAGTCACACCTTTTAGAGTCGCTTTCCAAAAGTCTTGAGGTGGATTGTCAGGAGCCGCATCTATAATTTTATCGAACACTAGATTACTTCCATTTGTATCCACAACACGGTAGATTCCTTGCCCTGAAGGTTTAAACCCATCTGCACCAAAAGCGGTAGCAGTCATTTGTATTACTGTACCCAATGGATAAGAGGCGGTTAAGTCTTGTTGAGCACCTGACCTTCTGTACTCTAATTCTATAAGTTTGCCACCGTTTAACCTAGCGATAAAGCCCGTAGCAGAGCCTTCATTGTCATCATCTCCGGTCACAGAGCTTTCTTCAGAAATCGTAACTTGATCTCGAACGTGATCTGTTTCAAAATAACCTAACCCGTATCCGGGTTGAACTGTAGCTATTTCGTCATTGTTATAAGCACTAACTTTATTATTACTCGAATCTGTCATGGTATATGATGGTTGCATGCCACCATATACATTAAACATAAGGTTCTGACCTAACGAAACCTCATTGTCATTTATATCAGCAACGTCTTTTACTGTATTTAAACCACCGCTAAAATCATTTAGCTTATAAAGCCTTTTAGGCATTACTTACCTTTAAATACACCTTCTAACATATCTGTCATTACATCAACCAACTTTTCAAAAAGCTCCTGCTCTTTTTCTTCGTTGATCCAAGGTATGTTTACCTTTTCGTTAATTTTTGTAGCTAAGTCTTTTGTAAATTCATCAGACCCTAAATGTTTCATAGCCTCTTCTTGCATCTTATCTGCCTGCTCCTCAGCAAGCTTTACTAACATTGACTTAATATCCATTTAATCTTCCTTTATTTTCTTGGTTTTTAAATACAAATAATAAATTTGCACTACAAACATTATACACATAAGAACACCAGATAATAAATCTGTCCAGTATACAACGCCTAAGCTTGTGCTTAATCCAGTTACTTTTAAACTATCCATTAATGTTTACCATTTATCCTACTTAGTGAACCATCTATTCTAGAAACTTGATTGTCTAAATCGTTTATCTCTTTTGTTAAAGCATCAAACTTGCGATCTAGTTTGTCGTCTGATTGATTCCATCTATTAATAAGCTTTATAATCATACCCTCCATATTTTCTAATGTTTCAGACTGTCCCTTATTTTCCACCTTTAAGTTCTCAAGGGTTTCTTGTTGCTGTGCTGATTTATTACTAAGTGACACGACTAAATATACAAACATTGCACCTACAACGCCTATCATTCCCGCTTCACCGTATAACTGTAAAAAATCCACTCTTACCCCTTTACACATTTTAAAAATTGTTCTATAATTCTTTTAATGTTTTTTTGATTACCTTGGTTTCTCGCTAGCAATACAAGAGTTTTTTCCCTGATTAATGCCTCTTGTAATTCACTCATTTTTTCTTACGCTTTCCCCAGCTTAATGGATTAATATTAAATTCCTTTTCGTAGAAGGCTACTTTTTCTGCCAGCTCTTCTCGTTCAACCCGTTCCTCCAAGATATGCTTATCAAGTAGGCCCCCAATTTGTTCAGTTTGAGTAGTAACGCTATTTTCAAGTCGTCTAATCCTTTCTTCAATCTGCCAATAACCATAGACCAACATTCCAATAAGAACTGCAATTTGACCAAGCCACTTAAGGTTAATGCTAACAATGGCATTATCATCAAGAATAGTAGTCCTATAACTTCTAGCGGTATCTGGCTTTGCACTCACCTTACCTCGACTTTTTCAAAATCATTGTGTATATAACACCAATTAGAATGGCTAGAGATACTACCATAA